GATGAGCAACTCGTCTTTTGTTTCCGCGCGTTCGGAGGCATCTTTGAACTGTAGGTACAGCACTAAGATCGCTGCGCCAGCGATACCTAGTTGCGGGAGTGCAGTGATAATGGCGTCCATATGGTTACTGAATCATAATAACACGGCGAGTTGGCCCACCACCGCCCCCATCAGTCTCCTGTGAGCCTACGCTATAGAACGTCGATGGCGATGACTGGTTGTTGTATTCGGTGGTAATCCAGTCACCTGTTAACTCACCAAATCTAATTCGCACCTCATCAATACCACCATTATGCAATAAGATGCCGCCTGGATAGCCGCCAATGTAGTTGTTCTCAGTACTATTAAAGATTGAAGCGGGAGCACTGCTGTACGTGGATTCAAGTGCGCCATCAACGTAGAGACGCATACGGGTGTTGGCTCCTGAATAGGTGAAGTCTGCTTTATACCATTGACCAAGAGTTAGGGCAGTCGTAGATAACACGACGTTACTACCTTGAAACGTGCCGTTGCTTGATACATACGCGCGTAGCTTTCGACGGTCAGTGGTGTTGGTGCTCTCATTCTTTTGGAGCATGTATGCTCTCTGATTAGAATTCCACTTATTCACAATTTGCATTTGGGCGTTCACAACAGCGTCGTATTTAACCCATGTTTGCACAGATAAAGCTGTAGTTGGGTCAGCTCCACCCCCAGTAAAGTAGTCGTTTGAGAAGTCAAAGTCTGTAGCGTCGTCAATCGTACCGGCAATATCTCCAGCCGTTACTCCGCCGCTGGCTGTCAAATCAGTTGTGCCGGTTGAGTCTGATGTCGTTCCCAAGTGGTACACATACTCATAATCAGTCCACACATTATTTCGTCCGTATGTATCAATTGTGGCGTAGCATGAGGCTGCGCTGTTGCCGTAATAGATATAGAATATCGTATCCCCACCGCCTGTGCTTGTGAGGGTGTCAGCTATAAAATGAAGCTCACCAGTGTCAGTGGCGCTGTCGTAGGACACCAGCTCAAAGGCGGTTTCAGTTGTCTCATTGCTCTCCACAACGCGGATGTCACACCCGTCGCTTTTCACGTTCGTATGAAAGTCAGCGGGCAAGTCTCCGAGGTCTACATACACAGGAAAGTTCGTCTGTGTGGCTGGTACTTTTGAATCGTCTATGGTGATAGCGACGCGGTAGTCCCAATTAGCGTTAAACCACGGGTCTAAATGCCCATACCCGCCAGCACTGCCAATCGCTTCAAGAAAAAAGTTGCCATTGTCATTGGCGGGGTACTCGATCTCTAGCTTATAGTACAAAACACCATTTTTCCGCACGGGAAATCCAACCGTCTTCCCCTCCGCAATAAAGCCCTCTACATCCTTTCGTGTGATGTTGCGTGAGGAAAGAAGCTGAGTCTCTTTGACCGCCTCCAGCACGTCGCGGGGCTTTTGCGATAGGTTCACCCACTCAGTAGTGACAACATCTGGTCCTTGTCCTACTACTACCGCTTCACACACGGTTTCCGTTGCCGCTTTCGATGAGGTGCCTGTCACCTCAACAGAAATACATCGCTCCTCGGTGATAGGCTCACCAACTCGCGTTACCTCGGTAAGTACCGAAACATCTCGGATGCGACGACGCTCATTGACGAAGTAGCCAGCTAGTTCGATGTCTTGGGCAACGCCAGAGCGGTTAGCGACTGCCACGTACACGGTCGCGCTCGATAAGCCATTGTTGTAGTCCCGTTTGTCGGTAAAGATGATGAGGTCTTCGCTAGTATTGTCGTCTGTCCAGGTAAACTCAATAGTTTGCCCATCCACGGTAATTGGTGCTGGTGTTCGGGTTTCACGGTCAATAGTGCCAATAAAGAGTGAGACAGCGAGCACGCCAACGCCAAGCGTAGCAAGGACATACTGTTTTATTGCGGCTAGTTTAGCTTTAGTCATATAGCTAGTCATTTACGGTGTACTCAACGTGTAATCGCAACAGCCCCGGTGTTGACGCCACCGCATCCACATCTAGGCTGATTGGTGCGTTGGCGGTAATACCGGCGTTAGCGAAGCTCGTGGTGGCTTCTGATGTGCTATCACACACCAAGGTAGAGGACATAATGTCGGTGCCAGCGGTGTTGGGTGTCGCTTCGGCTCGCTCATCGAGCTGGATAGTGGCGGTGCCGGTGTCGGTTGAACAGGATACGCGGGTGATGGTGGCGGCGGTAGGGAGCTTGAGTTGCACCAGGCCAAGGTCAGCGGTGGTGGGGTCTTCAAGGACGGCTGAGGCGGTGCGGGTGTACAGCTCGGCGTCAGCGTCCACGGTGTCGCCGGTGAGAGTGAGTGAACGGCCAGCGGCGAGGTTGGTGTAGGTGGAGATGTCTAGTACGCCTGTGACGTCTGTGGCGAGGTCTATTGCTCCGCGTACGATGTTTTGTCCGACTAGGGTGATGTAATCAAACGCGCCGGAAACAGTTACGGCGCTGTGAAGCTCGGAATCACGGGCGATGGTTGAGGCAATAGAGAGAGCATCTCCAGTCAGTACAATTTCACTGTTGCCAGTGAGATTGGTGTCGTCTGAAATGTCAACGACACCACGCACCAAGTCTTGTCCTGAGAGCGTAATGTAATCGCGTGTGCCTGATACCGTGACAGCACTATGTAATTCACTATCACGCGCGATATCTGACGCGATATTTGCTGATGGTAATAGTCCAATAACGTCAGTCGTGAGGTCGATCTGATTGCGCGTGAGCACCTGTCCCGCAAGCGTAATATAGTCGGGAGTACCAGCGACGGTGACAGCAGAATGTCGAGCAGCGGTGTTAGCGGTCACATCGGTGTTAGCCGATACGGTAGTTTGAAAATCGGAAATGGTTGAAGCGAGCTGTGTTCCGGTGTGGTTTGCCCTGGCGAGATACGCTGTTCCCTCCAAGCCGTCAAAAGTGCCTGTCCACGCGCCGGTGGCGTCTAGGGTGATTGCCTCGCCGACACAGTTGATGCCGGTTCCCTCCACCTCGCTACAGTCAAAGTCGAGCGTGTTGCCTGTCCACGAGACGCCAGTGCCACCCGTGATGCGTGACGATGGGGTGACGTAGAAGCTTTGCCAGTTCGAGGTTGAGGCAGTGAGCGGGATAACATACCCGCTGTCGAGCGCTAGGACGCCCGTAGAGCTGTTGTATGTCAGTCCTGCTATAGTTTCACTAATCGAGGTGCGTACAGAGGCTACAAAGTCAGAAATAGTGGCTGCAAGCTGAGTGCCGATCTGGTTGGCACGGTTGAGGTAGTAGCTCCCCTGCTGTCCGTCGAACGTGCCTGTCCAGTCCCCTGCCGTCGAGACGCCAATTACACCCGTAGTGCTGTTGTACGTGGCGGGTAAAGTTGCCGACAGAGCCGAGCGGACGGTTGAAGTTGCTACCGTTGCGGTTACACCAAGCGTTGTTGTTGCAACTGGGGAGTAGGTGCCGTTAGCTTGTCCTATAAGGATTTGACCAACAGTCGGAGGGACTGAGGTGCCAGTCCCGCCACGGTTAGGAAAAGTGACCTGGGCGAAAACGATTGTTGGTAAAGTAAGGGCGATGAGCGCAAACGCGATGAATTGATATGGTTTCATGCGCTTATTATAGCGCATTGCTACGCCTCAATGATCTTGTTTAGCCAAAAATTACACTGAGCGTCTCCAGTGCTCGTGTCGGAACTTCCAGCAACGACTAATAGCTCAACATAATCACCAGCGGCCAGTTGTGCAAATGTAGTGATACTGACTGCGTTGACGTTGTCGATACCGGTGCCGCTAATTTGTGACGCAAGGATTGTGGAGCCATTCAGACGAATAAGGCACCCAAGTTGCTTTCCACTCGTGCTAATAACCTTAAAACTCGCGCCTATGAGATATTTTCCCCCCTTTCCTGCTGGAACAGTTAATCGAGTATTGTTGGTGACGTTATCGTGGAATCCACTAGAATCGTAGTCCTCAGCCTGAAAGGCCATCGTTCCAAACAAATTGTTGACAGTGGTGCCAGATGATTGGATTGCTTTTGCACCGATTACCGCAAAGTCCGCCTCTACTGCTGTCTCGCCAGTTTTTAGTCCCATATGCCATTAGTATACCCTACCCTGCGAGGGTAAGTTCATAGGTAAATAGAGAATCCTCGCCACTCACCTTGGTGTAGTCTGGAGAAATGATGATGCGGGCAAATAATCGCCCGTTGCAAAACAATCCAAACTCTCGGTAAGTGCCGTTGGTGAGGTTGCCGTCTGCCACAAATACGTCAATCGAAACAACGTTATTCAATACGGTAATGTCCGTGATCGGGATACTGCTCACGACGGCAGTATTTAGTCCAGTGTCGCTGTCAGCGGGGGCGGTGCTGTTACTCCCGAGAGCTGCGCTGTCGATCTCCAGCGAGTAGGTGTTGTCACCCGCCAGCGCGCGAGCGAGGAGGTTGCGTCCATAGCCACCAGCGCCAGCCACTACCTTGTTTGGTAGGCGTGCACTTTGGCGCACCAGCTCACCGTCACGGTAGGTGCGGATGGTGAGGTAGCCTTTGACAAGGTTGTTGTCGTAGCTATCGAGCTTTTGCATATTCAGTGGCTTTAGTATTTATCATAGCTAGGTAGGCGTTGCACTCATCAAGTTCCGCTTGAAACTTGCCAATCGCTGCTTCGAGGTAGGCTTTCCGCTCCATTTGGCGGTTTTCAGATACCAGACGCTTGCGGGGTGTGTCCTCGGTGATTTCAATCATGCGATCACCGTTAATGATTTGTAGACGGGTTTTCATATTGGCATTTTAGCACAGCGCACTAGCCAATCGTGAAGTAGCCCACCTTGGCGGTAGTGCCGATGAAGTAAGGAGGGGAGGTCTTAACTGGAGTTGCTAGTGTATCGCTGGCGGTTGCGGTGTCGGTGAATTGATAGAGTGTCAAAAGGGTATCCTGGTCGTCCACGATCACGCTCTTGTCCCGTAGCTGTGCTTGCAGATACTCGATGATCCCCACGGATCGAAGCGTGGCGAATCGTACGGTGTACTCAAACTTGCCGCCGGTAGCGTCGCGCATCCTCGCCTCGACAGACTGGATGAGCACCTCAATGGCCTTGTCCCGTTGCGCTGAGTTGATCGTGAGTACCTGCCCAGAGCGCAGGCCATCGTCATACGTCCGAAATGACCCCTCAAAGAGCGAGTTCTTGTACCCTTGCAGTTCCGCCAGTGCCCGCTCAATAGCCTCTCCCTGGGAGCGGATCGAGCGGTCAGTGATGGCAAACTCATACGCTCCATAAAGCTCCTGGCTGGCTGGGGATGGCACCTTGACCACAATAGGGAATAGGTAAGTGCCGACTACCTCGATGTTGTTCGTGCCAGAGGCGGGGATGTTGCCAGCGGTAAAGCGGAGATACTTCTCATTGAAGTTCCACATCACGTCAAAGGATGCGTCGTCGTCTAGGTATTCGGTGCCTACAGTCTGAGGCACACCACCCACTTCCACGGTTGGCTTGCTGTCGTACTTGTTGGCGAGTGGGAATTGCGCCCTGGTCCCGTCTCCGGTGAACAGCTCGGTGCGTGGTGAGGTGGAGATAGCTTCCCCTCCCTGGACCAAGACACTGTTCCGTATCTGCGAAATGTCGGATGTGATCTGGAGCGAGTTGTATATGTAGTTTCCTGACGTGTCAGAAAGGGCAAAAGGGGCGCTCTCAGTGTTTTTAGGGAAGAAGTGGATACTTTTATCATAGTCCACGTACCAGACGTAGCTGAGGGCATCAGCGAGCTTCTGGAGCGATTCTGCGACCGTGAGGCGGTTGAATGAGATTGACTTGACGACCAAAGACCCTACCACATCCCCGGCGGTGATCCCGTCCCCTGCATCCGTGTAGTCAGCCACCAGGGCGTCGATGATGTTGACCACTGTTTCGTTCGTGAAGCGCTCCGTCACCAGGCGACGCTTGAGATACTGGCTGTAGTCAGCGCACTCAACCCGGTAGGTGATGATGGTGCTGGCTTCGACGGTTTCCTCCACGCGCAAGATAACCCCACCAAAGATGGTGACACTGTTGCGGGTGACGATCACCTCACTGCCTACCTCGGGTACAAACGTATCAGTGCCGACCTTGCGGACCAAAAATGTGCAGGAATCCACCTGATTATTGATGATGTCTCTTTTCCGGAACGAGTCCACCAAGACGGAAGTGGTGCGGTCCGTGCTGTCGATAGTGATGGCAAATGACATAGGCTAGATAGCAGAGCTGAGCTGGAGACGTTTCATGATGAGGTCGCCCATGCGCTCAGCGGCGTCCTCGGACAAATACGTGCCGCCGTAGATATTGACCGTGGTGCCACCGCCAAGGCGATTGTTGGGGACGATGCCACCTGAGCTGCTCGGGACGAACAGTTCCGGTCCTTTCTCCCCCACCATGTACGGCATACCAGCGGAGACGGGACCGCCAGACGCTCGGCCTGGGAGGATACTAGAAACGCCAGAAAAAGCCTTCTTCGCAATACTCCCGCCGAAGTCTTTGATAGCGTTACCGATATCAATAATCAGGTTGAACACTTTATTGAACCAGTTATAGACAATACCAAGTCGGTCAATCAGCAAATCCCATGCACCGGTAAAGTCGCCTCTGATTAGCGCGCTGACAATCTGAATGGTACTGCTTAAGCTGCTGATGGCAAAGGAAAGCGCCTCAGAGATAAAAGTAGCGACCTTGGTGAAGACGGTGAGTAGTACCGTTGTCCCTTGCACCAACGTCGAAATAACCGCGACCAGCGTATGCATGGCGATTACGAGCATAGCGCCAAAGACGGTTGCTAGTGCCTCGCCAAAGGGTTTGAGTGGAATGAGCGCGATCATAAGTTCATCAATCGCGGGCTTGAGACTATTCATAAAAGTCTCTTTGATAGCATCAAACGCTCCTTTGAGGTGGAAAACCACCATTGTCTTTTCATTAATCAGTGAGAATAGATTGGAAGCACTATCTTTGATCGATTCAATCACACCCCGCCAGTCAGACATCACCTCAGCCGCTTGCATCATGGCGTCGGTTACGCCTTGAAATAGGCCGCTACTGTTCACGATGTCCGACATCATAATGCCAAAACTGTCTTTCATGTTGGATGAAGCCTGGTTGAATGTTCCCGCCTGGTTCACAAACGCATTATTGAACCGTCCACCAGCATCATTGGCCTTGTCAAACATCTCAGTCAATATATTAAAAGTAATCTCGCCGTTCTCAATCATTTCAGCGAGAGCTTCACCAGACTTCCCGGTAGTCTCAGCCAGCATTTCGTAGATTGGAATACCAGCAAAGGCAAACTGCTTGATGTCAATAGTAGCAGCTTTTCCGACTGCCGCGATCTGTTGGAGGTTGACGATGATGCGGTCAAGCTCTCCTTGACCCTTACCCATAGCAGCGAGGCCCTCACCTATATCGAGGATGATGTCGATTGACTTGTCGCCGTCCTTAGTAACGGAGGTAAGGAGTTGCACCGCTTGGGTTAGCCCTGGCAATTCAAAGGGTGTCCGAGCGGCTTCAATCTTGAGCCGGGCAATCGTCGCAGCGGCCTTGTCAGCAGAGCCAAGTAGCGTCTTCAAGCCCACCTCAGCAGTCTGCATGTCGGCGGCTACGGTGAGCCCGAGCTTGGCGGCGCTAAACGCGCTGGAGACGGACAGGTACGCCCCAGCGAGACCAACGAAGCTCTTGGTGAGGCCCATAACGGTCGAACTGGAAGACTTGGCACTATTGCCCATTACGCCAAGCTCTTTCGAGACACTTTTAAGACCCGCACTTGCGTTGTTCTGTGCGTCGACAATGATTTTGAGTTTTGTTTCCTTACTAGACACGGTGCTTTAATGCTAACTCTTGAGCCTTGTTATCCCGTACCATCTTGGCTTTGATAAGCTCAATGAACCACGTCGGCTGGTTCACATACTGCTGGTACGTCCACTTAAACTCATGGCAGATGGCTACCATTTGCATCAGCTCGTCCATCTTCCCCATGCTGTAGTGGGAGATTGACCGATCTAGCTCTTTTTTTTTGAGGCTATCGCGTCAAGCTCTGCTGTAAGTGTATCAAACTCATCTGACGGTAGGTTTTCACAGCGCTCAACAATGTTCTCGGCGGTGCCATCCATCTCCACGACGATCTGGCGGATCAGCTCGATTTGCACTTCCCATTTAACGTTTGGATTGAAATCCGAGACTGTTGGTGTCTCATTGACCATCTCAACCTTGGCACCGACAAAAGCCTTTTGTTGAATAAGGTTTTTCTCCTTAGCGGTGATATACGTCTTGAGCTTATACTCGTGGTCGTCAGCAACGAATGTGGTAGTTTCTCGTTCCATAGGTGTTTGGATTTTAGACTAGTATGATGCTTGCGTATTTCGCAGCACTGCACTAATCATACTGGTATCACCGATGCTGTATAGCCCTTTGAAGTTGACAGTCGCCATTACAATGCTGTCATTCTCATAGGACTTGGTGAACGCACCAAACTTTGCCTTGGCAAGTGTGAATTGGATGCGCGGCGTGAGGGTACTACCAATCGTCACATCAGTGTTGTCGAGCGTGATGCGGACCGCTTGCGCTGTGTCAGAAAGCATCTGCGTCTTAAAGGTCTGAGCGTCAAACACCAGCTCCATACTACCCTCACAGGCGAATTGCTTGTTGAGGATGTCCACCTGGTCGAGTGAGCCAAGCTTTCGGTCGTCCTCGATGTTCTTTATGATGCTAAGGCGCACACTTCGCACATTGATCGTGCTAGGTGATGCTAGTCCAGTCACATTAGCGGCGTACTGGAGAGTGATGTGCTGAGGCAGGAAGCGGTTTTCAGCGGTGTATGAGGGGGTAAGGGTTGCTGTTTCCCCTACCTTGGAACGGAACGCGGCAGTGTACTTCGCGTACTGCCCAACGGCAAACTCCATCTCCAAGCGCTCCAGCATTGCCAGCGCGTACTTATAGTCCTGGTTGCCGTCATCGAGGAAGACAGTCAAAGACGGGTGCTGCGCGTTCTGCGCCACGGAGAATGTGTGCGTGTACACGGTCGTTTCAGCCGGTGATCCTGTGGATACCGAACCAAGCGCAGAGAGTAGGAGCAAGCCAAAGGAACGGTCAAAGACGTTGCCCTCTAGCTCACCCACGGCAAACTTGCCGACCACTGACGCTTCTGGTGAATCCTCAATGACGCCGATAGAGCTTTCATCAATCACTTGCTCCACGCCGTCGTCATAGCTCATGGTGAGCTTCGGTAACCAGAATGCTGCTGACGATTCAGCGGTGCCTCTGGTTCCCTCTTTCGCGATTCCTATGTCAGCGAGTCTCCCAATGAATTTGCCCATAATTATTTGTTATTGTCTAATTCTGCTAATTTATCCTCTGCCTCCTTAATGTTCTTGGCTTCTATCACAATGGGACCGCGAGAAGATTTCGGAAAGAAGTATTGACCCTTACCCGGTACAAAAACCCGATCATCTTGCGGGGTAGCCATCGCTCGATCTTGATATTTCTTTGGCATATATTGATTATAACACTTCGTAAACTACGCAAATGTGAGGTCCACCACCTCCTTAGCTGTCACCTGGAGTTCTACGATGATGAGGTCGCGCCCGCCGTGCTGGAATGGCTCGGGAGCGGATGAGACAGGCAACATCCCCGCCTGGGCGGTGCCATTGAGCGTCGGGTTGTTGTCGAACTTGGACAGCATACTCTCGATGCTGGTTTCCAGCTCAGCGGTGCCACTGATGTTCTCTGCCTGGAATAGCACCATGATGCTGAATGTGTAGGTGCGGATGATGCTGCGGTTGTCGAGCACCTCGCTCTCTACCGCTGGGGGCATGAGATAGGCGTGTGGATAACTTGCTGTATCGACGCTGAGCGGGTCTTTCTTGATGTCGGTTATGGTGGCCGCAGTTAGTACGTCAGCGGTGACAAGCTCATCGAGTAAGACTTTTAGCTGCGTTTTGATGTTTGAAATGCTCATGATGCTAGTTTACCAATAAATAGATCAATCGCGCGGGTGAAGTGCTTGTTAATAGCAGGGGTGGCGGCGTCAGCAATGCGGTCCATGTATGGGTTCGGTTGCAAGCCACGGCGGGTACCAAAATACACATACGGCGCATACTTCACCGTTGGACCAATCGAGCCACGTAGCCCACCTGGTTCGATGTATCGGCCATAGGCGAATGATTGCGCCAATAGCCCGGTGCGGAGTGACCGGGGAGTGCGAAACTGGAAGTTTTTGTCGATAGCTTGCTTTTCCAGCTCAAAGATTGAGGCGGTAGTGGCTTTGCTCAGGTAGCTAAGTGCAAGGGATGGAGCACGGTCAAAGTTGGCCCGTAGCTTATCGAGGTTGAGGATGTTGACTTTTACCGCGATCATATGTTGTACCCGCGACGGTAGTTTCTAATCGTCGCCAACATCTCAATGTCAAAGATGCCCTTTTGCCACGTAATCGAGCTTTCCTGGAAGCTCTCGGTTTTTTTGCCCTCGCTCTCTCGCTTCTTGAATAGATGCACCACTGCTCGCTCACACACGTCCACCAGGTCGGCGGGGAGGTTTGATTGGTCAGGATCGCCACTCCCTACGGTTCGTTTGTAGTCCACCGCGATGGTGCTGAACGGCGCACGGCCAGACGCTAGGGTGAAGCTGGTACCACCAGTGGTAAAGGTGACATTCGACGCTATCTCCCGCATCCCATCGACATAAACGATCACCTGGTCTGCGGCTTCGGGGAGTGTAAAGGTGAGGTTTACTCCGTTGACCGCGCCCGTCGGTACCACGTTGAACAGCCAAAAGTTACTTATCCCCAGGCTATACCCAGAGAAGCCTCCGGTGTACGTCACCCGTAGATTGCGCCGTCCACGAGGCAGTACGCCGTGGTGGTGGATCATGCCATTTTCGATGTCCACGTCATACCAGTCTTGCTGTAGGGTCGTCCAGTTAGGTGTGGTGGTCAGCCCTGCCTTGTATTCCAGGCTCGCTACCGACTGCACCGGCCCGTTCTTAAGGATGATGATAGATCGCTGGCTACCGAACAGGTCTGAGCCGTCGTGCATCTCATTGGTGTAGGTGGCTTGGATAAAGCGCCGTCCGGTCATTTGCTGGATGCGGTCAGTCACGGCTAGGATGAGATTGTCAATTAGATCATCAAAGTCAGTCGTACTGATTGAAAGACGATCCTTTACGCGTTCTTTGGTTGTGAGAGCATCGCCGTACATAGTGTCATTGTATCACGCCAAACGCCCACCGAAGTGAGCGTTTGAATAGAACAGCGACTAGTCGGTGTTCACAGGGCCAGCGTAGGCTTCTCCAAGGAGGAATACAGCCGAACACACGATTGACGGCGTGGTGCCACTCACATTAAGCACAGCCCGGAGGTATCGCTTTCGCGCCACGTTCAATTCCGAGATACGTGCCACACCAGTCTGGTTGTCAGCGGTTATGGTCACGGTAATACCATCCACATCACTCCACGCAGAGTTGTCATCGGATTCCTCCAACTCAACCACATACGTTTCATCAGCGTTGGCAAGGTCAATATCACCAGCCTGGACCACGAGCATAGCGTCGCGGTAGCCCTGGGTATCAACACCAGTACCGTTCGCATCTGCCGTGCGGACAGCCGACACGAGTGATGCAACAGCCTTTACATTGTCAAATAATTTCATAAGTAGATAGATTATTCACTAATAACTTCATCCTCCGTCTCATCCTTTGGGGCGGCTTGGCGGTGCAGGGTGATGCGCTCAATCAAATCCGCCATACTGCCACTTTTCTTCAAGCCAAGCGCTACAGCAGTCTTTTTCAGCTCGTCGTGGCTCATCTCCTCCAGGGGTTTTTCCTCCTCTGTCTCATCCTCTGGGGCGGGCACAACAGGTTCTAGGGGAACCACTGAGGGGCCGTAGTTAGCGGCTACCTCTGGCTCCATGTCGAGCACCGTACCAGGACGCACACGATCACCTTTGTATGAGATGGTGCATGTAGTCTGTACTTTCATAAAGCAACGATGTTAGCGATTAAGATGCAGCGGTCTTGAACACGACAGCAGCCTCAGCAAGCATGATTGAGAGAGCAAGGTCTTGCGTGAAGCGCATAGCGGTCTGATTTCGTTCGTAGGTAGATACACCACCGACCACAGCGTTTTCAGAGCGGAGTACACTCATTGGACCATCTTCACCTCGCATCAGCGCTAGGTTGATGTTACCGAACACACCGAACTTCTTACTTACGCCAGAAGTTGAAAATGCTGGGAGCACATCAGTCGTGAAGACAGGGTAGCCAAGGATTTCACCAACTGGTTGCAAGCCATTCTCGCGTCGAAGTGATGCAATCGCAGCATTGTCCTGGTTGAAGACGTAGTTGTCGCCACTCTTTTGGGTTCGGATACGTGCCCATACGGTTCGGTGGAAGTAGAACGCAGCGTTGTTAAGTGCAGACGTTGGTACTGAACCGATAGCGATTGACGCTTCCTCTGGGGTAATATCCTCGAAGCCAGTCAAGCCAGAACTAAGCGTTTGCTCAGTCACCGCACTTGATCCGAGGAGACCGACAAATGGTGATCCAGCAAATGTACCACCCATGAAGCCTTCACGATCAAGACGGTATGCCAAGCCCTCAGCGACAAGCGCCATGAGCCAGTCAGCCACATTTACGTTAGCTTTTGAGATGAGCTTGTTCGACAAGCGGACAATCGTCATCCAAGTAGCAGCCTTGAGGCGAGCTACACCAAGGTCATTTTGCGTCTCACTCGTGGTTCCATCTTCACTAACGAATGTACCTTGCATCGCTTCACCGGTGTAGATTGGCACTTCGATATCCGCTACACCCATGTTTCGAGCGTCGCGCGCGACGATACCAGTCGTCTCAGTAATGCGCATGATCTCACCATGTACCTCAGTTGGGATGAGGTAGCCACCAGTCTGGTCGTTGACGGTAAGGTAGGCAGACTTCTCACCACGGGCGATAAGTTTCACGTCGTCAATAAACTTCTTTTTCTCCTCAGCGTTGAGGCCGACACCAGTGGTCAGCTCGCGGAGCCGTGCTTCCTTGACTGCCTCAGCAATCTTTTCAGCAAACAACGGACCCGCTAGGTCTTCGATGTGCTGCTTGATCTCAGCATCTTTTTCCGAGAAAAGTTCGCGAAACAACCCTTTCATTTCTTCTGGATTCATAACAATTAAAGTTAGTGAGTAACGCCGATTACTTCTTCAAAAGGTTCTGAGCCTCAATGCGCTTCTCGGCTAAAATAGCGCTGATGATGGTAGCTGCATCCTGGATCGTGGAGCGGGCTTTGTTAAACTCAGCCAATTCCTTGACCGCTGGATCAGTTTCCGGCTCATCCTCTGTACGCTCAGGCTCCTCGGTATCGAGGGCTTCTAACGCACTGAGTACACCGCGTAGCTGATCCACAATCGGTGTCAGGGCCTTACTACTAAAGTTCTTCTCCACTGGTTCTGGTATGTCTTCTGGCTCCTCTGCTGGCTCCTCAGGCAGTGTTTCCGTCTCGACCGTCTTGATCTCCATAAAGCCCTTAGTGACCAACTCATTGATTGAGAGTCCGTTTTTCATTGCTAACCCAAGGGCATAGGGGTTCGCAGGGACCGAAACAAAGCTCCACTCGATCAGCTCAGCGATGGTGATGAGGTTGCCCTCACGCTCTTTCTCGATGAAGCCAACGGATGAGGTGCGGAGAAAACCAAGGTCATAGAGCTTGCGGAGCATCTGCCCCATTTCAGTCGGTGCAAAGCGCCCCTCTGCGATCAGCTTGCCGTCTTCCTTGATGAGCTTGTCTGTCACCGCCACTGGTGGAGTGAAGTGATCGTGTCCCCATAGCACAACCGGGTTTGCAAGGTAGTGCTCCAGCTCCCAGCCATCGAGCTTAATGACTTCCTGATAGCGATCCACATTCTCAGTGGTAATTACCATGCGGAATGTCCCCGTATCCTCAGCCGATGCGGCGCGGATAGAATCCACTACTGACTTGACCTCGGCACTATTCATCCAAGTTGATAACGCGCTTGCGTTCTCGGTTGATAACTTTTTCATACGATTATTCTAGCACAAGGCAAAATGGCTATTCTATGGTTATTTCTTCTGGTCTAATAAAGCACCTGCAGTTGGTGTGGAGCGGTGCAACGTCAATGCTACGGTAGTCCATAGCAAGTGTGCCACCGTCATTTCCGATCATTGTATCGCCTTTTTTGAAAAACTTTTCAGACACACCAATCGTGCGCCCGTGCATCGGTCCACAAAACTCACACACCCGCTCATCCTCAGCGGTGTACCAGCGCATTGTTTTCACCACACCACTTTCCTGATAGGCGAGCTGGTTGCCCTTGTTGGCAATGTAGAAGCTCTCAGTGTGCGCTACAGCTCTTGCGCGTACTTGGTCGCTGAACTCATAGACTTGCTGGATGCGCCGCGTGAGTTGGTCCATAGTGTCACCCTCAGTGATACCCTCGCTCAGTGCCGCCTTGATGAGATTGGCGGTGGTGTTGTTGTAGCTCTTGGCGAGGCGACGACTGGCGCGAGCAAGGGCGTTCTTGACGGTATCAGCACCGGTATTGAAAGTGCCGGGAAAGCCCTGCGCCTCCCATTCCCGGAGCGCCTCCTCAGTCAGTAGTCCACCGAGTAGTGGTGAAACAATGTCGACCATCGCTTGCACCTCAGCGCGCATGTCAAATAGATCACCCTTGGCGATCTTCTCCTTAGTGTTCATGCTCTTGGTAATACTGCCAAGGTTCTGGATCACCATGCTCTGCTGACGACTGTTGAAGTTCCGCACCGCTGTCTCAATGAGCGTCATGTACGCAGTGACACGGCCCACGAAGCTCTTGTGGGCCTCGGCGTCCAGGTCGCGCTTCTCCTCGAACTCTGCGAGCTTCGACACGGCGGCGTCGACCAAGCGGTCGATCCGCTCAACCTTGGCTGCTGCTTTGCGCACATGGGCTGGAATGGCCCGCTGACGGCCTTTTGCGGGTGGAGGCGTGTCATCCTGCTCCTCATCGTCTACCGCCACGTCTGGAGCCGCCTGGGGCGCTCCTAAGGGCACCATGAGGGGGTTGCTGTACACCACGTCCCCGCCTTTGACGGCTGGTAGCCCGGTTTCAGCGCGGACCTCGTTGACGGTTTTGTACGGCTGGCGGTTGAGAGCGATCTCGCGCTCTTTCAGCTCGATCTCCAGGTTGCGTGGAATGAATTTCTCATAAGCGAAGTAGGTGTTTCCGGTTGGATCGAGGACCGGTGCGATGTGGTTATTCAAAAACGCCATCAAATCCTCCACGATGGGGAGGATGGTGTAGCGAGCATAGATGTACTCTGATGCCTCCGCACTCGCACGGTTTACTTCGGTAGTAAGGCCAACTAGGGTCTTAGGTACACCGAAGCCAGCGAGAATCTTGTCGCGGTACCGATCATCAGTCGCACCCATCTCAATTTCGCCCATGTTGGCTGTGACCTTGGTGTACTTTGATCCTTTTGGTAGGATGCCAACCTTGTGGCTGTTCTCTACCCCCACATGATCGTTCTTGAGGCCCGCTTTGATGAGTTCGATGCGCTCCTGGCTCTCCTCCTCCGTTTCAATAAAGCCACCAAAGGATGCTCCGTTGAGGAAAAAGCGACGCAGAAACTCGTTGCTGTATGAACTGGTGTCAACCCAGCGGGCAATCTTAGCGAGCTTACCTACGCCCCAGTACGGTCGGGCTGGGTCGATATAGCGGTCGTGGAGTACATCCTTGTAGTCGATAGTGCGCTCGGTTTGGCCTTGGAGATACTTGTACCCGGTTAGTAGCCCATCCTTTGAGATAATTGGCTGCACCTTGGTGGGGACAAGGGGGTTGAGCTTCTGGTCTTTCACGCGCTCCCAGAACGCATTGCCTGTCAGCTCCTTGTATACGGTGTTGAGGTAGATAAAGTCTTTTCCGGTAAAGTTAGACCCTGGCTTTTCGAGGAACTGTACCAACGGACCATCAAACACCTCGGTGTCGTCACTGTTCTTGGTGTACCGCATCACCTTGAAGCGGATCGAGGCGACTGAGGACGCCACTTTGTCGACCGCTACGTATACCCACTCTTTATTGGCCTCTAGTAATACCCGCTCATTGACGCCTGATGTATCACCACCCATCGGCAACCAGGTGCCTTGTGCGTTATTGATAGATCGCTTCTGCACCAAACCTTTCAGATATGAAAATATGTTCATACCGCTATTCTAGCATGTCAAATCCACACTACGTCTCAATATGCAAGTTTAGAAGTTACCCACCCTTATGAGTTATCTCGCCTGGATTTGGTGGTGGCAAATGGACGTACTCTTTTTCTTTTAGCTTTAATTGGATATCAGCAATGATGTAAATAATCATTGTTCCAACGGCGTCAGTGCGAACGATGGTATATCCATGGTTGAGCTTTGTAACTAAATTACTTAGTTGCCCTTTTACCTCTGATAAAACGTCGTGTGTGCGAGCGGCGAAGTCTACAATAACTATTTCGTGCATACCGCAATTCTATCACTTAAATCCACACCACCCCTAGGTTATCCCCCTCGGTAGCGCGTGAAAGCGTGAGCGCTAATGCGTCACCGCAATTTTTTACCAACACGCCATTAGCGTAGTACACGTTATCTGCTTCAAGTGTGAGGTTGTATACCTTT